CTCGGTACCATTCACCGCCGCATGATGGCGGCTCGGGTGGCGCCGGGAGTGGCGCTGGCCGGGCTGGTGGCTTCGAACTCATAACCGGTTCATCTTCACGTCAGTTTGATCAGTGGCATAGGTGACATCATAAACGCATCTCATCAGAGCGGCTTGGAGGTTTGATTCGTCCGATCGACCCTTTGACTGAATCCCCCGGCACAATCCACCGAGCTTTCGAGTGCCGCCCATAACCCTGCCATGGACTGCCACGTAAAACGGGTCAAGCAGCTGCCAGTTAGGTGGGTCTCCCGGTTGTCGGGGCATCGAGATGGTGACAACCACAGGCAGCGATGAGATCACCCGGCAGGTATCGCCAGGCTGATCAAGACCCTCTCCTTCCATGCCCAAATCAATTACCACCCAATCGCCGGGCCCCGCCACGCGGGAGGCATCCAGAAACAACTGTGGACGGCGGCTGCCAGGGTTGTCCACCAGCCACGGAATATCAGACTCCCCTTCGGGGGCCGCGCCTTGCAGCAGATCGGCCAGGGCAAACATGATGCGTGACCGGATCGAGAGAGACGCCAGCCACTGCGCCTCGGTCCCTGGAAACCCGCCAGCTACAGCGACCTGATAGGCGTTGCTGATGGTCATGGGTTGGGGGTGCGGTCCTGCTGGGGCTCGGTGTGCCGCAAGGTTTCAGCCTGCGGATCGTCCAGCTTCGCCAGGATGGCAGCACCCAGGCCGGCCGCGGCCAGCGCTCCAGAGCCAGCAGCTGTCCACCCGTTCAGGCAATCGGCAGAACGCCGCTGGCAGATGTGGAAGGCCCCGCCGATGCCGATCGCAGGAGACGAAAACAGGCACAGGGCGATGGCTGCGGTAATGGAATCTCTGGCGTTCATCCCCTGCCCCTCACCAGCGCCGAAGACATCATAAAGCTGGCCTTTTGCAATGGATGGCGTTCAAGCCAAGCGGGCAAGCCGGTAAACAAGGTGCCTACAACTGCGCCTGCTGCAGCAGCCAGCAAAGCATAAGCGAATACTTTTTTATCCAATTCACCATACAGCTTTTCTAGATCCACAACTTTTTTAGCAGTAGCCTCATAACTTTCTAGCTTTATCTGAGTTGCTTGAATCTGAAGTTGCTGTAATTGAAATTGTCTTTCAAACTGTGTTTGTGCATCTCGCTGAGCCTGCTCTATTCTTTCAACAGTGGTTTCCATTTTCTCTTGCCCCTTTACTAGAGACCCAAGATCTCGCTGCATTAGCGGAACATTTCCCAACTTATCTTCGACACTGGCCAAGCGGTCGCAGGCCGTTGTCATCATTCCGAGAAAAGCAGCTACGTCGCTCTGCCCTCCTGCTTGCGTGGCTGATTGGTCGCTCACGGCTTCAGCCTCTCAGCCATCAAGCCTCTCACCGTGGGATTCTCGGTCAGCACCCACCACGCCGCTGGAAACAAGACTAGGTGCAGCACCGTCATGGCGACAACATCCCATAGATCCATGGTTAGACGGGAGGCGGACTCATCGCAATTATAGCTTCATTGAGGGCAGTTACAAAAGCCTCTGGCAAATTGCACCGCGCGGCCAAGTCCAAAAACTCTTCAATCAAAGGCGCCTTATTTTGCTCAGGCTGTACTGAAACAATTAGCAAGAGGCCCTGTAAATATTCGGAAAATTCTCCTTTTTCCTGAAAATGGTCTAGACGAGAATGGGAATATGCCACTGCAAGGCGAGCGCTATTATTTTGAGAATCTAAGGCTAGCGCCAGTGCATTCACGTATCCGTTTTCGTTCAGAATCGCGTGCCGGAATCCCGCCCAATCGGTATTGGTGGCGCCGTTGATTTGGTAATACGCCTCGGCTGCTGTGATGCTATTAAACCAACTCCAGCCATGATATGGGTAATTGTATGAATCCTTCTGGGACGCAAGCAGCGGTTCAGCATTTGGCAGATGAACCGACGTTGGAGCATAACGAAGCACGCCATCCAGAAACCGGTAGAATCCTTCTGTCATGCTGTCACCGTCCAGTTTTTGGCAATGGCAATGCCTGGATTATAGCCGCTTTGATTGATGCCGTAATTCCCAGTTACGGTAATTATTTGGCCTGTAGCAACGACCGGGAGACCGGTAAAGATTTCATTTATGGCAACCGCTGATAGTTGACCGCTTGCCACTGTAAACGAAAACCGCATTCCTGAAAGAGGCATACGTTTCACAGATGGCGCCGATCCTCCTGTTATGCTGCCGTTTGATGTGCTAGTTACTGCGGCCATGTTAATTGGCGGCAGTTCTTGTAAATTTGCATTTCCCCCAAGCATGTTGTTCATGTTTATTACTGTTGCTGCATTGCCAGGAAATCTTGGGATTTTTCTTGCATTACAGTTGACATACATATTGGATATGTTGGTTAAGTTTGGCGCCGGGCCTGGAAGTTCCGGGAAACTGTCGGCATTGCCATTGCTGCCAAACTGAAACGCCGTAGTTGTTAACGCTGCGGCAGTACCTTGATATTCTGGATAACTTTTTAACCCCGAACCGTCATGCATGTTAGCCATTGTTGTCACCGCAGTAATTGGGCAGGGGTATCTCGTTAAAGCCCTGAGTAACGGCATTCCTCTAAGCATATTAGCAAAACTTGTTAAGGTTCCGCACGCTACTGGATTGACCCGCTCTAGTAATCGGTGGCCAACGGCAGTACCGCCCAATGTATAATTAGCGCCGGTAACGTTGGGAACCGAAATTGCAAGATCAAGCCAACCAGTTGCATACGCCTGCAGCCCTGTCTGATTATGTTTTGCTTGTAAATTTATAACGGTTAAATTTTGACCAGCCTGGGGAGTAATTGTTACGATTGCTATTTTGTAGGGCAGCAGCGTAGCGCTGCCATCATTGGTCAGCGTAACGGGACTGCCGCCAAGGGTAGCGGAAATTTGAAACGTATTTGTTGTAGGGTTGACAACATAATACCGCTGGCCTTCAATTAATCCAGTTGTCGTAACAATGTTGAAAAATGGGAGTGCTGTGCCAGCGTTAAAGCCGTGGGCCGTTAGATTTACCGTGTTGGTTGATGCCGTAAAAGTTACAGGCTTATCGGTGCCGGCCAATGATGCATTATTGAAATTAAACTCATAGTTTGCCTGAGTATTGCTTGCGTAATTTGTTGTTGTTCCATCGCCGAAATTTATTGTGTAAGCGCCTTGGCCATTGAAGGCAAAAAAGTTAGCGCCATTTCCTGTGCCATCCCCGCGCCAGACAGCATAGAGGCCAACGATTTTTTGCTCACTGGCCAGGACCGTTGGAATTGCTGGCCAGGCGGGGTTTCTGATCCATTCATCTACGAGCTGGGTGGTGGTTCCGCCGCCGCCAACATCAACGAAAACGCCAGCCTCCTTGACTTTCAGCCCCATCAGATGCCACCTATCCAGAGGTCGCCGTTCACAGCATTTACGGGCTCTACAGTCCCAATCCAGTAGACCGCTGTCACTCCTGACGGCCGAGCTGCGCTGGCGTTAGAGCCGTGGTTGACGGCGGTAACAGCGTCAGCAGCAGCAGCAGCGCCCAGATTGCTGCGTGCGGTTGCGGCGTTGGCCAAATCGCTCAGGTTGTTGGCCTTGACCACCAGCCCCGACAGGTCCTGATCGCCCGTGTTGGTGCCGCTACTGGTGCCGCTGAAAGTGCCCGATTGGGTGGCCAAAGTGCCGAGGCCTGAAACCTGGCCCGCCAAAATCGTCGGAATATCGCCAGCCACCAAGGATCGAAACGCTGGAGCTGCTGCTGCACCGGTCGCAGGGCCGGCCCATACCAGGTTTGCAGACTGGGCCGCCAGCGTGGCGGTCAGGGTGCCCGACGTGGTCACAGGCGACCCGGTAACACTGAACAGGGCCGGCAGGCTCAGCCCAACACTGGTAACAGTGCCGCCATGCCCGCCATGGTTGCCCGTGACGCTGATTGTTTGGTTGGGCCAAGTGCCGGTAATGGTCACATGCGTGCCTGCCACCAGCCCAGGGGTGGCCGTTCCCGTGCCGCCATTGGCGATCGACAACAGCCCAGACACCCCGGTCGCCAGGGGAAGCCCAGTGGCGTTCAACAGGCCCAGGCTGGAGGGAGTGCCCCCTGCCCCGTCAAACAGCACGGGGGCCCCCGCGGCACCGGCATTCGTCGCCAAGGCGCTGGCTATCCCGGTGCCCAGGCCGCTGATGGTGCTCAGGGGCTGTGTGCCGCTGTGGTTGCTTCGGGCCAGGTAGAAGGCCGCGTTGTTTGCCGCCAGAGCCGTCAGGTTTGCGGAGAGAGGCTGATAGCTGTTGGCTGCGCTGACTGTGGTCAGGTAGGCGGCCAGCGTTGAGGCCAGCCCTGGAGGTTGCACCGCTGTTGCGGCCAGGGCACCTTGGGCAGAGGTGGCAAAGTCCCCCGCCGACGCCAGCGCCGCTGAGCCTAGCTCCAGGCTTGCACGCCCAGTGGAAGCATTGAGCCCGGTGGCGCCGCCGGACCACTGCCCGCGCATCGAGTAGGCCGTATCCCAGTTGGTCTGGCTGGTGTTACTCGGCAGGCTGAACCCTGAAGGCAGGCCCAGCGTGATGGTGACGCTGCCGGCAGTGTTGGTGCTGCTGGTGCTCCAGCCGCTGGGGGGGGTCAGGGCCACGGACTGCACCGCTGACTCGGCCTTGGCCCTGGTGCCTGGCGCCAGCAGGCCGGCCAGGGTTTCGGTTGCCAGGGGCACCGGTGCGTCGGCCCCGGTGGAGGACGCAATTGTCAGCCCCTCTGCCGTGCGGTCAATGACGGTCAGGTTGGTTGGGGCGCTGGTCCCCCCTGGGCCGGTGGGGTCAAATGGCAGATCAACAAACGCCGTCCCAACAATGACGTTATTGACCTCCTGGCCATCGACCCCGGTCTTGCTTCTGCCAGTAGGGTATCCCGTGCTATCAGTTTCTCGCCATACTTCGCCCTTGAGTAGTTTAAAATTCTGTTGAATTGCCTCGGCTTCTGTTGAATGCCTTGTTACAACTAAAGTCTTTTGTCTGTTGTATGTAGTCACAAGCCGCTCCCATCCAGGATTAGAACCGGCAGCTCGGTGGGTTCGGTGGTTGGATCGTCGCCGGGATCGCCATCCAGGATCACCACCGTCTCCTCTGGGGCGTCAACCCTGGCTAGCCGCACCATGCTCCAGCTCAGCGCCCTGGGCTCGCTACCGGGCAGTGGCTCTGGCGTCCTTGTTGCCTTAAATGCAATGCCATCAACTACAAGCAAATGGTTGTAATCAAGATGGCCAAATTCTGCGGTTTTAATCTTTAACAGCCATGGGATAATTTCCACTCCATCATCAAAAACCAGCTCTTTGTTTTCCTCCAAAAAACCACGGCCAGTAACGGCGCCAGCAATTACGCTGACGCCGCCCATGAAATCCAGGGCCGCCCGATCTGCATGAGCCGATAGGCGGGCCCAGCTCATCAGAAGGCGCCGTTGAGGCGGACGTGAGCCAGCGTAGCGCCAGAAGCGTAAGCGGCAGACTGAGATCCAATTGGCACAAACACACCGATAAGGGTGTTGCCGCTGGCGCTGGCTGTCACGTTCTTGTTGGTGTCATTCCAGTACGCCTTGGCGTAAAGACTGGCGGTGGCGCCAGTGGCCTTAGGAAGTTCGTGAACTCCTTCAAGCATGAAACTGCCAACCTCTGCATTGGCTAGAGCGGTTACGGCAACACCAAACAAAGCGCCAACCAACGCGCCGCCACCAGAGGCGACAACGTAAGGAGCGGCAATGGATAGGATTTTTCCTTCTTGAATAGGTCCGTGCATTGTTTTTAGTGGAATTGGGGAAAGTTAAAAACTGAAGCTAAATGCGCAATGGTTAAAATCATGCGCCAGAGCTGCGATAAATAAAACGGAAATCCTCAATGGCGCAACCAAAATCAGAACGAGCCAGCAGCTTCAGGCCATCAGGATCCCTTTCGGGCTCTGATGTAATGGTAGGACCAGGCTCGTCTGCCAGGTAACCCCACACCATGCCAGGCGTTCTAGTTGGGCCAGCGGCTGCATACCATTGCGTTGCAGAACCATCAAGACGTGGCTCAACTATTAATTGCATCTTCCTTGCGTAGGGATTGGGCCCAGAGTTTCCAGTCAACGCAGCAGGAGCGTAACCATCAGGATAAAGAAATTGCTCGGCAGTTGCTTCTAGATCTGATGGAACAATCATAAACTCAGGGGTCAAATTAACCGCAACGTTGCTAATATCTTTTTGCTTTCGCATTGCCTTTCGGGCTGCGTTTACACCGGCAATACCAATGGCGCCTGTGCCGGTGTTGTTGTGAGCTGCATTAAACAACGCAAGACCGTCTACCGATACAGTGGCATCGCCAGTGATCATTGCCCATATAAGATTGGATTCCAAGCGACGGAACCCACGGCCTAAAAATTCAGGAGTTCGCTCCAAGGCAGACAGATCATCATTGATAATTGCTTGCCGAGAAATTACAATTTTTTTGGTATATGTAAACAGCCTCCAGGTAGCTTCTGCTTCCTTCAGAGTGCCTGTTTTATATTCGCCGCCTTCAGGCGTAAGCTCTGGCGTAAGATCGGCGGCAATAGTTAAATCGCTTGCTCTTTTGAAATCTGGTAAATTTCGTTGGCGTGCAAGCCCCTTCCAGGTATGAGGCTCTTCTTCGTAGAATTGAGTTAAAGATTTCCCTGCTAGATTAGAAAACAGCAATGGAAAATCGCTAGTGCTGTGCATGGCCATGGCCACTAGCTCATTTTTAGACCTACCAACAGTGCTTATGCCCCGCGAGCTGGCATAAGCCCTTACGCATTCCATCAAGGAATAACCTCGATACTCTTGGCCAACGTCAGAGATCTGGGCCAGGGGATTGATCCGGGCATACAGCATGTCCCCAATGCCGGCCATCACAGTGTCTCCCGCGTCGCGGGTGACCTGGATGCGGGCAGGGTGGCCCGCCTTGCTGGCGACGGTTTCAAGCGGGCCGGCGTGAGCCTTCACGATTTCCAGGGCAACATCAGCAAACGACTTGCCGCTGTCAACCATGGCTTGCACCGCGATAGGAGCGATATTGGCCTCGGCCGCGCAACGGCGAATTTCAATTTCGCGCTGTGCATTGGCAAGGGCCACGGAATCCGCAACAGCGGTCGAGGCAACGGGGCTTACGGCGGCCTGCACTACTGCAGGGGCAGCAGGGGCAGCTTCGGCAGAAGCGACCACGGGAGGCGCTTCGGTGACGGCGGCCGGTGCGCTCCCGGCCTGATCTTGCGTGGGCATGTGTTCAGCTCGGGAGTGTTCAGGGTGATCTCCTGATTCTATTCTAACCATTGACGCCAGGGCCTTAGACACCCACCCTGGAGGGTTAGGGAATCGCCCCGCAGGCAGAGCCGGGACGCTGGCACGCACGTCTACCGGGTCGATCACTGCATCGATCAGACCGGCCGCCAGGGCCGCTTCGGCGGTGAACCAGGTACCACCCCCCTGGGCAGCGCCCATCCATTCCAAAATCTGTTCGACCGATTGGCCTGATGCCTTGGCATAGGTGGTGGAATAAACCTCGGAGTGAACGCGCAGCATGGCCGCTGCGGCATCCATCGAGTCGGCGTCTCCAACCGATCCGCCCCAGCAGTTGTGGATCATCATCAGGGCGTTGTCTGGCATCAACCGACGATCGCCACTGGCCTTGTTGATGGCCATCGGGATAATCGAGCCTGCAGATGCTGCCAAGCCATCTATCACATAGGTTTTCTTGCCTTTGTACGCCGCCAACACGTCATGGATTGCCATCCCTTCGACCGCCACACCGCCAGGCGAAAACAGGTGAATCTCAACATCACGCCCCCCTGCAGCGTCCAGCGCTCGCGCCACGTCGTCAACCAACACATCAACCCCGACTTCTCCATAGAGCCGCAACACTGGGGCAGTGGCGGCGGCTTTAACGGTTACTCCTGGGGCCATTGATGCTCAGATGCTGGGGGTAGTTTAAGCGGTCAGCGCCATCAGTCCGGCGGGTCGCTGCTGCTTTCTTCTGCGCCAGGGTCAGGCGCGGAGTTGGTGAATGCAGATCCTGCTGGGCGAGCCTGGGTTACGCCAGCATTGGAAACCAGCGCGGCATCTGTACTCAGGATCAAGCTGGCGTCCCTGGCTCTTTGCATATCTCTGCTCAGCTCTTGAATTACTTCCTCTGGTACATAACCAAATGACAGCTGTACTTCTGACAAGCTCATAAACCCAGCCCTCACCGCCAAAATCAGCGCTGGAATTTCCTTGGTTGGATCGATCATCTCCCGACGCGGCGGGGTATGGGTCCAGCTCATTGGCCCTTTCAGCAGGCCAACCATCCGGGCTAATTCGTCGTGCCACTCACACACCGGCGCCAGCATTCCGGGGATAGAAACCTTCCCTCGCAAGTAAGCAATTCGCCTACTAAACTCAAGCCATCCGCCCCTAAAGCTCGAATAATTGACGTTTGATAAATCACCCGTCATTGATTCGTAAGTAATCTCGTAGGCTGCTGCTACGGCGTGAGCGTACTCACGATGGGTGCTAACAAAATCACCGGAACTTGGCGGGGTGAATGCTTTGAAGTCTCGACCTGGTGGGAGATGCTCAATTGCGCCAGGCTCAATTTCATCAAAATTAACTCCGATTATTTGGTTACCGTCTTCATCAAGGAGTTTATCTGCATTAACATCAGAGTCGTAGCTAACCCCAAAAAAGCAAGCTGAAATTTTATCTTTCATCTGCTGGGCCGCCCTGATGTCGCCCATATCCCGCAGAGTCAAAATCGCTGCCGTGCCAAACGGAAGCCCCATTCGCTGGCCAGCTCGCCTGCAGTCAAAATGTAAACTAATTTCTTCTTTCGGTACAAAAGTGCTTTGCACCCTGACGCCAATACCTAGCGACGTTTCGCCAGGGTGGCTGTCTCTAATCCAGTAACCCATCAAACGGCCTGCGCTATCAAACTGCTGGCCAAATAATATGTCTTGAGAATTGTCTTTATTAAAATCTAACCAATCAGGCTCAAGCATCTGCACCTGCAAAGGCACTATTCCATGGCGCTCAAATAGTTCAGGATATATCCGTTTTCGCACCAGTACGGCGCCGCGAACCGCTGTAGTTCTGGCCCCAACGGATTGATTGCCGTACCAATCATGGGTGCCGTAAAAATCGCTATGTCGTGATTCTGCCCAGGTATTATAGCTTGATTTATATTTGCTAGTTGCGCCTATGGGAGTACTCATAATCCCATCGCCAATCCAATTATTTATAATCACGCCAATCGCTCTGGAGGCGTAGGCATCGTTATCGGCAAGATCCTGGTGCCGCTTGACTAGCCAGTAGTACGCCTGTCGCAAATCGCTGTTTGGGCCGCTGTTGTTTGTCCGCCAGCCAGAGGTTCGCCGGGTGTCCTCTGCGGCCTCAAACCGGGCCATGGTGCGGCGGGCAAATTCCCGGTCATCCCGGAGCCGCTTGCCTTTTGCCTTGCTCTTACCCTTACCCATCAGGTTGGCCGAGACATGCTGAAGTAGGTGCGGCGCAAGCGGGGCATCGAGCCGCCTTCCAGCTCTGCCGCCATTCCGGCTTCGATGCGGCGCATTTCGTCAAGACTTCGGTAGGTCAACTGCCGTCCGTCGCTAAAGCGAACGCTTAAAACCCCCTCCGCAATTGCGTTCCGTAGCTCTTGTAATTGGGTCAGGGTATAGGCCATGGCCCCATCTTACCTCTTTAGCCAGCCTTTGCGCTTGGCCAGGCCGCCTGTGCTGGAGCCCTTTAGCCAGCCCGATCGCTGGGAGGTTCGGACTGGGGGTGCCGGCGCTGCCCCTCCCCCTCCCACCCCCGGCGCCTGGGTGCCCAGGCTGCGGGCGAGCTGGGCCCACATGGTGCCTGCTGCGTAACGGCGAGAAACCAGCAGCAGTGCCACATAGGCCATCCGCGTGCAGTCGCCGCCTTCGTCTTGGGAGCCTGGGGGCAGGATCCAATGGTATTCAGTGCGTGCCCGGTTCTTCGGGACGTACACCCAAGGGAACAGCTCCCGAAGAAACTGATCTGTGGAAGCCTGCCCAAAATGCAGGTATCGAGGCCCTGGTTGCTCAACCCGCAACATGGTCCTGAGGTGATCAACGCTAGCGCCGTAGCCAATGATGTAAACCTTAGGCCCGCGTTTTGTCATCATCTGATTTTTTTTATTGACGGCAACCGCCTTGCCACGCTCAACAATTGGCAAGCCCTTGAAACCAGAGCCCTTTGTTGCAAGCCATCGGCTTGATCTGGTTGCGCAGAAATCAGCAACGGCCTTGCTTGACCTGCCGCCGTGGTCAACACAGCCCAACGTGACGCGCATCTCTCCCCCGTCCTGCCGGCGCCAGCGTTTCTCGCTCATAACATCTAGCTGCTCCCATACCTCCGGCTGCTGGGGGTCCCCCTCGATCTCAAAATGGGCAATGTGCCACCCTTCCTCGCCGGTCCCCCAACCCCAGAGGGTGTAGACCAGCCGCTCACCCACGGTGCCACCGCCGCCCTGCACGTCAACACCATCGGTCAGCAGCAAAACCCCGGTCGGAATGTCCCATTCCTCGCCGTCCCATGGGTAGCCATTGCCAAAGCCTACATTTTTTCGCCGCTCGGCTAGGCCATCGCCGGTAAGTTTGCTGGTTATTTCATCAGCCCATGGCACACCTAAATCTGTATTATGAAAGGTTTGCATTGGCGCCACGTTGCCCATTTTCATCTGCTCCAGCGCCACTCGATGCCGGGCCACCAGCTCGGGCCACATGGCCGCCCGGTGGTAGCTCATGCCAGGGCCCACCTGCTGTGATCGCCAGATCGGCACACCGTTGCGCAAAACTTGCTTGCTGCGATCCAAGCCCAGCGGACATGCCCAACCAGCGGCCTTGTCCATTGAATACAGGTTGCTGTAGTCAATTGGGGTTTCGCAATGCTCGCAACGAATCCGTCCCTCATCAGGTCCTTCCTTTATGAAATTCTCCCAACGCAGTTGTTGATAATGATTACAGTGCGGGCATGGATAATATCGATACTGTTGATCGCCTTTCTTAAAGGCTTGCTCCATGTAATCGTTAGGGTATATCGGCGTGCCGCCAATCGTAAAGAACGGATCCCAAATGTTACCGGCCCGCTGGAACAGGTTTCCAATGGTGTCACCTTCGGGGCTGTCGTAAGTGGCTGGTTCTTCGAACAGAATCGGGCTTCGCTCGACCCGACGACCAGACCGGGGTGTTGCGGCGCTTACCAAGTGGATCAATGCACCATTAACAAGCTGCTTAAAATCGTAGCTATTCTTTAATGCCCCTTTTGTTTTTTTGTTGTTTAATTGTCCTTTTAATCTTGGGATTCCATGATTGTCGTCAAACATTGAATCTATATCTTCGGTGCTGTATTTCTGTACTTCAGAGTCTGTAGGCTGGACCAGCATAATCTTAGATCGGCGCCAGTCGGAGAAAAACACAATCACCGCTTTTACATACTCCGACCAGCCAACCCGCGACGGCTTCTGGCAAACCATGCACTCAACCTCTGGGTCAGTTGGCGCTAAAAACCAATCCTCTTGATATGGCCTAGTTCGCCATTTTTGCCGACCATCGGTTGCGCTTGTCACATAGTAGTGAGTGTTGCTATATTCCAGCATCGTCATAAACGGTTTAGGCTTTACCATCGCGGCAAGCCGCTTAGCCATCTTTCGGATATTACGATCAATCATTCCGGTAGCTCTTCAAACTCGTTGGAAGATACAGACTCAAAAATCTCGGATATAATCCTTTCAATTTCGCTTAGCTCTTGGTGGGTAAGGTGGGGGATTATTGCCTTGATTCGCTTATGGGCTGAGCTTGCTAGGGTGGTTAATTGCAGCAAGACAGCGTTATAGGCTATTTCCATGTCTTCAATATAAGCTAGCTGTCTTGCTTTTTCCATTCGATCCATTCGAGCAATCAAGCGCTTTTCGCGCTCGTGCAACGCCCGCTCCCTGTTGAAATCCGCTTCCTCTGTGTCTGGATCGTCGTCCAGTCCGTCGATGGGATCGGGAGCACCTGGCGACGTTTTCGCGTTTGCCTTAGGCAACGGCCTGGGTCCATGATCTTGGCCGGCATTGGTCCCACGCGGCGCCGGGTCCGTGGTTCGTGCCCACTGCTCATCAGCAAAGGCCGAATCAATCTCCCAGCCCTTCCCTTGACGCTCAACCGCTGGGGGCTGCAGCCGACCCGCCTTAATCGCCCTGAGCACCGAAACATGGGTGGCCCCTCGAAGGCCCAGGGCCTTGCGGTGATCGGCGTACTGCTGAAGGTTCACTCTGCCCGCGCCAGCAACATCAAGCTTGTACCCATGGGCATATTGTAACCAGCTGCGTACAAAATAGGCTACAACCTTGTGATAGCAAGCGATTGCACCGGTTACATGGTGTCTACGGCAAAGGTTGTACCTTTATTGACAAGCGTTATCAACAGATAAATCGAGGCTTCGTGGTTCCCTCGGTATGTGTCGTTCGGAAGGACCCAAGCCGAAACCCCTTGCTATGACTGGGTTTTTGGCAGATTCCTTGGTATGACTGGGATTTAGGGCAATGTCCCGAAACCCCTTGGCATGACTGAGATTTGCTGAGATCCCTTGCTATGACTAGGCCGCGCATCATCGCCCCCCATAGCCCCTGGCGGCCGAGTCAAGGGCCCGCTTGTAGCCCGCAATAAAAGATCGATTGATCTCAATGTTGATTTCGGTCTGGATCAGCTGGCTGTGCTCGCCCTTGTCAAACATGCGTGCCACCGACGGCCCATAGACAACCTGCAACCGCCGTTTGCCATCAGGCTTGCGCTTGTTTCCAACTCTGAACGGCAACACCACGCCACCCCTGCCCATGGCCAAGAACGTCGTTGGATAGTCCTGGCGCTGGCCACGCAGGATGCTGGCACGACCTGGCCTGCCCCTCTTTGTGGCCTTCCCCCAACCACGGCCACGGCCAAGCCCTGGAAGCCCTGTGGCGCGGGTGCCGGGCCTGAATCCAAACTGGCTGAGAGTTGGGGCGCGGGAAGCAAATGTTAATGTCGCCTCACCTCTACTCGCCAGACCCGTAAACAGACTTACATCTTGTTTGATACGCCTTGATCCAATGTTATATCTTTGGCTAATACTTTTGCCTGCCTGCTTATTAGCGGAAGTGGCAGCAGCCAAGATCCCTGCCCGTGTTGCTTTCTGAAACAGTTTTGGGTCAAGGAAGGCCCGCATCTTTTCTAACTGGCTGATGCCTTCGACTTTTACTCTGATGAACTCGTTGGTGCCCATCTATCCCCCCGTCAACCTCATGGCCTGGAGATAGCGCGCCCATTGCTCCAGGGTCAGCACTACGCGCCATGTGCCGCCCTTGAATCGAATCAGGCTGGCAGCGTGGTCTACCTGAGCGTTAATCCGCTGCTGCTCTGCTGCTGGGGGCTTGACCCTAGCGGCGGCTGCGGTGTCGGCCCAGTTGGCAACCTGCACAACATGGCCTGGGACGCCGTCCAGGTCGCCGGTGTCGTCTGCTCTGCCTGCCCCTAACTTGCGGCGAACAGACACCCCCAGGGCTTCGGTGAGGATTGCAGCAGCTTCCAGCTCTCCTTTATCCCCTTTACGTTTTGGTCGGTTTGCCATACCCCAACCCTACCTCAAATCCCGGTTTGGTGGTTCAAGCACGCGCCGGTAGTGCAAACCATTGGCAGCCCAGCCATTGTTAATTGAAGCTGAGATACCAGACTTGTTGACAAATGCAGCAACAGATGCCTCTTTTATTGATTTATAGCGTTGGCCTGTTTCAATACATTCGACCTCAACAGTATGCTTCAATCGCGGGAGATTCATGGCAACAATATTGGAGGCCCGTGTTTCCGAGTCAAATAACTGGGTCAGCTCTGAATGGCCAATACCCCCAAACTGGTGGGGATGCTTTATAGCAAATTCCCATAACGCTTTGCGAGATATACACCAATGATTGTTTTTTGATTTATAGCGATAAACTGCTTTTAGCTTTCGTGATAGAATCCAGTTAAGTATTTTTTTGTTGTTATATCCCGTAAGAACTCCAATGGCAGATGTTGTAATAAATTCCCCTTGTGGCTTGATTGACAGACCCATAGCCTCTGCTTGCCTTGTCAAGGCCTTGGGAGTTCGAGGGGGCCGGGCTTGGTTGAACTGCTCAACAACCATGTGCCACGGGATCTCACCGGCAAGGTCCGCCAAAAGTTCGAGGTCTTCCGGCGTCCATCGCTTCCATTGACGCTTGGGTGCTGGCTGGGTCATGGCTGATAAATTTGTTGGCACTGGAAAGGTGGGCAAGGGGGTCAAGAGAGGTCGAGCTTTTTGAAATCACCCCCCCCCCCCCTAATAAAAAGACAGGGATCGGGATAAAATCCGGCAAATCGCAGTCATAGCAATGGTTTAGAGGTTCAAAACATCGGGAATTTTGCGGGATTTTCTTTGGGGATCGGGATTTTCCGAAATCCTGCCCCTTGAGAAATTCCCGCAAAATTCCCGCAAAATTCCCGATTTGGCAATCCTGAAACCCTTTCCATTGCAAACGATCTCGCGGATTTTTTCCCGAAATCCCTCTAAAAAGAAAAAACAGTATGGGGGGGGGAGGTAAGAAGTTGAGATTTGGGTCATTACAGAATCCTTACAAGGCATATCGAGGAGCATTGCGGCCAACGGTTGTCAGCTTCCAGGCCTTCCCCGCTTTTTTGATCAAGCCTTGCTTTCGCAGCCAGGTCAGGTTGTTGCGCACAGTCGCCTCAGAGACCCCCTGGAGGTCATCAAGCAACATCCGGGTGTCGGTGGGCCTACCGCTGGCCTCGCGCAGCTCCAGGCGATCCAGGAGGGCGCAGCGAGCGTTCCCGGTGATCTCTCCGTCGCTCACCTCAAACCCCTCGGGCCCAAGGCGGTACTTGAAATCGCGGGATTGGCTGCCACGCAACTTGAGCACCGACCATTCGTTGCAGGTGCCCCGTTCGCCGGTGTGCCTGGTGATCTGGTGGACACCGCTGGGGATCTGGTTGATGTTCTGGGAGCCTGCGGCGGCTTGGACGCCTTTACCAGAGGCCTTGCCGCCTGCAGGGTGGTGCAGCCACACCAGGGAGCAATGCCGGCCAACCAGGGCTTGCATGAACCTCATCAACGTGCCAACCGGGCCGATTCCGAAATTGATGCCGGCCAATTCCAAAACCGCCTTGAGGCTGTCAATGATCACCAGCGAATGGCCGCCTTCTGCCAATTCGTCGCGCAGCTCAAGCAAGCCCCTTGGAGAACAGCACCAGGGCGGCATTTGATCGCCAGCCTCGGCGGCCCAGATCGATAGATTTGCGATAATCTCGGGATCGTCGGCCACCCCAAGGTCTTCGAGGTATTCGAGCACCATGGCCCTGGCCCCCTCACCGGCGTCGGTGCCGATCCATAGGACCTTGCCGCGGCGGATGGGATCAACGGGAATCTCCTGATCGAGAAACGGCAAGCCTTTGATGACGGCTGCGGCCATTGCAGCTGCGGCCATGGTCTTGCCGGCGCCTCCTGCACCGAAGACAACGTGATCCCGGCGCCACAACAAAAAGCCTGGCAGTAAATCCTCGGCAGGTGAGTCGAGGGAGTCGGTGATTGATCGCCCCCGGCGTTGCCCGCTGTGGCCCTGCTGAAGGGGAAGGCCCCACCTTGTGGCCAGGGCCACCATCATCCGATCGTCTATGGCATCGCCCCTGACCCCCAGGGCGAACAGCTCAGCTCGAATCGCCTGCTCCTGGGCCCATTGGTCGACCGGCTCAAGTTTGAGATCGAGGAGGGTGTCCAGGAGGGATTGAATCTGCTGGTCGCGTGGGGGCTGGGAGCGCTGGGGCCCTGGCTCCTGCTCCTGTTGCTGAACCTCAACCAGCGTCCAGTAGGCCTCCACCGCTGCCTCTGCGATGTCGAGGATCGCGCTCTCGGGCCCATCTGGGGCGTCGTCAATGGATCCACCGTCTGGGATACCGGGCCATAGGTCGATCGCCGGAATCACCAGCATCGGCAGCCCTGCCTGCGCTGCGGCCTCGGCTGCGTTCTCGGCGCGCCGTCGCCCCTCCTGCTGGTGCCCCGGCCGATCCGGCCCGTCATGGTCCTGGAGGTAGATCAGCCCTGGGCAGCCACCAGCCTTGAGCGCTTGGTAGCGAGGCACGATCTGCTCAATGGTGTGGGCGTGGCCTGGTTGGGAGACGCTGACCACGCCCCCTGCCGCGCAGAGTTCTGCGCATTTTTCGCCCTCGGGCTCAAGAATCCACCCATCGGCGCCGATGGTGTCGGCCAGGTTGAAAACGGGCCAAGGGTCAGGACCGGACCCCCTTTCCCATTTACCATCCTGCAGATGAAATACGTAGAAAGCCTTGTCACCGTCAGGAAGCGCCACCCGTTTAACCAACTGGGTGGGCCCATAGCGGTATGGGCTGCCAGCAGGCTCCCTGGCGGGCATCCTGGCCAGGGTTGGCGGTCGATCAGGTAATGGCGCCGGCTGTGTCCGCGCTGGCTCGGCTGGTCGCCGTTGGATCGATCGCCGAGGAAGGCGCTGGGCCCCGTCGCGGGGTTTGTCGAGGGTGAAATGGCCTGCCCTGCCGTCGCGGGTATTGCCGGTGAATGCCCAAGCCCCCTCATCTGCACCAATGACCACCTCACCGGGGCGGTGGTCTTTGGGGTGATGGCAGATCACCTCAAGGCCATCGGACGAAATGCGGCAGTCGCCGTCCTTCGTTCTGCCGCAGATAGGGCAGGGGTTGCGCCGGCCGCTAGGAAGCAATTTTTGTTTCTCGCTCATTCGGCCTCGCGCCGGGCTTTGGCGGTTTCCCGCGCCGTGGCTGCCAGACTGGCCCGCCTGGCTCGCTCAATGGCCATAACAACCAGGGCATTGACCGCTAGGCCCCTGCTATCGGCCTCAGCCCGCAGCCAAAGCATTTGTTGCGGGGTAGGTCGGATTGAGATCGGGTTTCGCTTCGACGGCATTGCTAGGGGCAGGGGAATCTCAACCAGTGTAGCCGGAGAGGTTCACCCTATGCTATGGTTCACCCATGGCCGCCGCACCATGCCTTGGCGACCAACCATCCTCTTTTGGTATCTCTTCATGAGTGACGTCCCTTATTCAGCTATTGAAGTCGATGGTGTCAGGTACGTTCCTGAACAAGCCGCCAGCCCTGCTGCATTGCCCGCAGGCAACAGAGCTGTTTTTGTCATTGATCGCGGTTTTATTTATGCCGGCGACTGGTCTTTGTCTGATGAAGGCTACACATTGGCCAATGCTGTAAATCTGCGCCGATACGAAAGTATTGGCTTTGAAGGAGTTCTTGCCGATCCAAAATCAAGCAAAGCCACAATTGTATCCATCCCTTATCCCGTAATTGTGCCAGCTGGATCTGTGCTGTTCAAGATACCCGTTCCTCAAGGGTGGGGGCTGTGATTGCCTTAAGTCCGGTTGCTAGGCCAGTTGGCTATGGCTATGGCAATGGCTATAGCAATGGCAATGGCGATGGCTATGGCTATGGCAATGGCTATGGCTATGGCGATGGCGATGGCTATGGCAATGGCGATGGCGATGGCTATGGCACTGGCTATGGCAATGGCAATGGCGATGGCGATGGCTATGGCTATGGCTATGGCGATGGCGATGGCTATGGCACTATTTCAACCGTAACCAGAAGGCGATGATTTTTTTCCCCACCCTTTAGCCCACGGGGCATGGCGGGCAGTTCATGGCCCGGCTAAGCGCTCCCTGGCGATGCCGTCTACTGCCCGGCCCTGGCGTAGCAAACAACGGCCTCTCGCCTGACACGGGACCCATCGAGGTTTACCGCTGGTGCCATTCAACACTGGAGGTGGGCGGTAACAAGCGCTGACCTGTAAGTCCCTTTTTTCTTTTACTCAATTCCCCTTCCCAGTAAACTACACCAAAACCACTCCATGCCCAGATTGCCCATTCTTGACTGGCACTGAAGATGACTTACTTTATCTGTAAAAACTACCACATCCAGAACGACGGCCTCGTCTGGAAACTGACGATGATGGCCCCCCCAGGGATTGGCGCTTGGAACATCAAGGCCACCCTGACCCGCAACAGCAGCGTCAAAGAGCGGCACGGCCGCTGGTCGGCCAGAACAGGATGGAAGCCCGCAGGGTGGCGCCCGCTGCCAGGTTCTGAGATTGCCCAGATCGCAGAAGGTTGGATGCGGGCCCATCCTGTTCCCATCTCTGATGGTGTGGCGGTTAGCCGGGGGAGGCCATGACCTTCCACATCGACTCCGACGGCGGCCAGATTGGTCGTTTCTGGTGGGACAACAGCGCCATGGGTGGCATTTTTACTCGCGCCGGTCAGTTCAACACCAGTTTCCGCCCTGGCCGTTGTGGCTGGCGTGAATCCTGGCCCGATCAAACTGCATGTTGGCCGGTCTCCCCATGGGGAAAGGGTGATCCTGCTGATGACTGGTGTCGCGACTTTGCTGCTTTTGAACCTTGGTTTGATCGCATGATGGAAGATCGCAATCTTGATGAAATTGATTTTACAATTACAGACAGAATCGAGATGTATTCAATGCTGTGCGACATGTTTAACGCTGGCGTAGAGGCCGGCCGCAATCCGTGGCGATGGGCCCGGCAGCTTGAGCAACGATCCACCAATGAGAAGGAATCTGAATGACAACTCCCACCATTCGCGAGGCCCTGGCCCGGTTGATTGAGCTGGACGAACAGGCGCCAACGGGGTTTGAAATTGGGACCGATCCGCAGTGGACCAGCGACTGGGATCAGGCCATCCACCAGGCCCGCCAGGCGCTGGCCCCAAAAATCGCTATGAATCAAGCGGCATGGCTAAATGTTGCAATTTGCGCCGCTCAGCGAGCCAAAATTGCCATACAGGAAGCCAATAACCCCAAACTTGAAGGCTGGAGGCGTCGCATATTTACTAATCGGGAAATCGACGAAACGGATACTGTCAACATGGCTTTCAACCGTGCCGCTGGCACTAGGGTTTTGCTCGATTCTGTTACGTTTCGCTGGATGTTTGACTATTCAGAGCTTGATCAATCTGTCGTTGAAGAGGCACCATGACCACCCCAAAACCATTAAGCCACGACCCGCAAGCGGTGCTGGATGCTTGGCTGAGCAGTGAGAATGGCGCCCGAATGCTGGGCGATCCAAGTTGTTTGGCCGTTGCATTTCGCGCCGCTGCAGCGCAAATTGCTGCAGGGGAGGTCCCGCCCCATGTAACGGGCGATGCTTATTGGCCGTGGCGAAACGGTCGCGCTACGGCCGAGGAACATTTGCTCGCCATCGCCACCGAACTGGAGGGGGCCAATGGCTGATTCTTTTATCAGAATCAATTCCAACCGCGGGCGGATTGGTCGCTTCTGCTGGGTGAACAGCGATCTGCGCCAGGATCACCGCAGTTGCATAATTGTCCAGGGGCAGATTGGCGGTCGAGCACCCTGGTATTACCCCTGCGGCTGGTGGGGTTCGTCTTATTTGTGCTCACCCCATCCGGCGACGCCCGGGGAGGCGTGGTGATGCCTGATCCCGTTTCAAACGATGAGCTGGACTGGCTGATTTGGCGCGATCTGCGCGATCAGGACGGGCATCCAGAAAACAGCCCCGTTCTGGTGGCCGCCGCTGGGGGGCAATCGCACCGAATCAAGGGCAGGATGCAGGCCATGCGCAAAGCAGGCCGGCTTCGGTTCCATCGCAGGACCGAAAGCCGACTCCCCGCCCGCGTCAAGGCCCACGGCTGGGAGGTGCTCGGCTGCCCCGGTGCCGGCATCCAGGAGGACGGGCAATTTGACTGGGCCTATGGCTGCGCCGATTGCCTGCGCCGCGTTAGCCCAGACCCAGCTGATGGGGTGGTCGAGCCGCCTGGGGTTGTTTTTGAAGAATGCGAGCTGAGGATTGAACCATGACCACCCCCGCGCTTTGCTTCCAGGCTCGCCCCTTTGGGGATGAGTACGTCGGCTATGTGTTTACGGAAACCAGGGGCAAGGCCAAAGCGTTGGCCATGCAATCCGATCCCAGCAACTCACCGCCTTACCTGGCCGAAGACTTTACGCAATGGTCAGTTCGCCGCTGGCAGCAGCTAGACGGACGGCTGCCAGTAGGCGCCGCCTTGTGGTGCCCACAGGACGTGCCAGATGGCAGTGACATTGACCCGGTTGCCTTATGGACTGACTTTTCATTTTTCCTTTGAGGATTGAGCCTAGTCCCTAACCCCAAACGCCCCGGCCGCCCTCGCAAGCCGGCCGCTTCTAGGCTCCCGCCAGATCCGCCAGATCCCACCCCGCAAGGCCCACCACCCCCCAGCGGGGATGCAGTCGCAGCGGCCTTAGTTGCCGTGGTGTCTGGCGCCGTGCCGGTTGAGGCCTGGGAGGTTCGAGCTGACGAGCCCCTCGACCGGCAGCAGGTTTGGGCTAGCAACGGCTGGCGGTTTGCGTTCTGGTGGCAGATGGGGGTGCTCCACCGCCTGGCTGTGGCACTGGCCCCTGGTGGTGCCCGGTGGGAGTACGGCTGCGGCCGGTGGCCTGATTGGCTGGCAGGGCCTGATGCCGTGGTGCTCGATCCGGTCCACCACCTGCTGACCTCGGAGCAGCGTGTCCAGCTGCAGGCACGGCTGCTGGGTTGCGCGCCGCGGCCACGGCCTCTGGTGCCGGAGTATTTCACGCGTCCCTGGCCGTTGCTCGATGAGGTCTTCCCGCCTGACGAGGACTGGTTGGAGCGGGCGAGCTGAGGGTGGCCATGAAAAAGCCCCTTGATGGGGGCGGTGTGGTTATTCGTCGTCCCTGGAGTGATCGCGGTGTCTGTCCCGCGCTTCGGCATGGTCGAGCAACCCGGTCCGTTCGATCAGCACGCCCCGCGTCGGTGTGCAGTCGCCAGGATTCCCAGCAGTGATCGCCGTGGGTGCCGGTGTGCTGGCGGGGGCATGTGGCGCAGGGGCGTAGCTCTGCGGGGGGCAGCAGGCCGGCCTGGCGTGCGCGGTAGCGGCGCTGGCGGTCGGCTCCGGTGGGGTCAGGCATCAATCTCCACCATGGCGGGCCAGCTGGGCATGGTCGAGTCGTAGGCCGCTTCGCAGGCCTTACGCAGCTCGGTATAGGGAACCCACGCCCAACCGTCGTTTACTTCCCAAGAAACAAGACGATTGCCGTCTGCATCCCAAGACATCGGGTTGCTGTCTAGGACGTTTTCAATTGATGGAACAAATTCGGTGGTGGTCATGGCAAAAAAGGGAGCGACGGGGTTGGATTGATTGTTGGGAAGCCCCGGCGGGGGGTCAGGCGGCTAAGTTCGCCTCTAAATCCTTAACCTGGATGATCCGGCATTCGCCGGAAAGGCCTTGAGCAGCGGCAGTGGCAGCGGCGTGAGAGAAGAACAGATTGGGACCAAGACAAGGGTTGATTCCTCTTATGTGGCCTTGCTTTACCTGCTCAGGCTGGTTCCAATTATCGGATGTTTTTAAAATAATCGTAAACATTTTTCCCATTGCTTCTTCTTCCTTTTGGGTCGTTAGCCATATTCCCAGTCCATCCTTCCTAAACTTTTGCAGCCTGTTGGTACAGGCTTTCACGCATTTCATATATATCCGATAGTTTTCTAATTCCCTTTTACCGATATTGATCCTATATGTGTTTATAAAACGACCCCGCGTTGTGGGATGGGGAGTGCTAAAAGCGAAAGACCTGCAGCCATCTTCCCCGTCTTCTTCCACTTCTTCTTCAACGCAGACCAGGCTTTGCGGCGGTGTCTGCTGGTGGAGCATTGCGCTCTTCCAGTGAAGAGCAGCGAGTCGGATATTCTCGGAGACGCAAAGGCGCCTCATCTGGGCTTGAGTGAGTTTGGTCATCGCTAGATGATGGTGTCGATGGTGGATAGCAGCTGAGCGCTGCAGGCTGGCCGAGGGGTCAGGGCCAGCGGGCAGGGGTCAGGGTTTGGGGGTCAAGCGGTCATCATGTCCCAACCGTTGTCCTTGACCGAAGCGGAGGAGATATACCAGCCGTGAAAATTGGCTGATTCGCTGCCGTCGCGCCAAGGGCGGGCCTTGGATCGGGCTGGAGTGTAGGCGTGCGGCAAAGTTGCGTGCTCAAACCAGACGCACTTCTCTGTGCGCTTAACGCAGGTAACAGGAAAGGAGCTGTGAGCGCAGCTCAGCGATCCGTAATAGGTTTGACCGACTTGAAAAGGAGCAGCGGTGGCGGTTGTCATGGCTGGAGGTTGGGTGGCGGCTCGGGGTTCCCCCTTGCCTGTCTCCGTAATGTAACGCCTAGATAACGCCTCAACTGCAGCCAAGTGTGACGGTTTACAAATTGTCGCGTTTAGCTTTGGCCTGGCGGTGGAGGAATACGCGCTCGGCAACTGCTATTCGCCCCTCCGGCGTCAACCGCTCCCAGCATCGAGAACACAGCTGCCCATGTTTGCCAGTGTGGCGCCGGGAGCAGCACTCGCACGGGATCCGCCGGCCGCCTGGTACCAGGCCCCGCTTGCGCTGGCGGTATAGGCGCTGGCGTTGGGCTGCGGCGCCGGGGTCAGGCATCATTGGACCACCGTCCAATTGTGGTCGCGGAGCCACCTAAGCCATGACTGGTATTTTATATTGTCATTGTCAATTCTAAAATCTTGCTTTGACAATGTTATTATATTTGGCCTCCGTTTTAGATAAGCATTGTTTGCGTCAATGGTCTTTATAATCACTGAAACAAGGTCATCAATGTTCGCCAGCTGAGTTCGTTGCGCCCGATGCCCTCGGGCCATGGTGGCGCGATCCACCAGCCCCCAGGCCGCTGCCAGGATGGCGGTGATCGGGGCCAGGGCCGCAATCGGTTGAGCGGGGAGCCGCCGGGCTGCGTCGGTGGCTAAGGCCTCGACGTGCTGCCGGCCCCAGGCCCCGGCTGAGTAGGTGGTGGCCACCGCTGCGACCAGTGCCGCGGCAATCTGCTGGCGATGGCGCCAGAGCCAGATGCCCCCGGCCGCAATGGCCATGCCGGCCAGGGTCATCAGCAGAGGGGCGATGCGTGCCGCCGCTGCAGTGGGGTGAAGGGTTCGAGATTTGGTCATGGGATTGGGGGGTTGGTTGATTGCCCCCGGACTACTGGGGGCGGTTCGGCTCGGTTTAACGCCTGTAGCCGGCTGGCGATCTGGATTTGGGGGGGGCGGCGCCGGGGAAGCCCGGCGCGGTGATGATCAGACCAGATCAGCGGCCTCCATGGCGCCGGTCAGTCCGATCAGGATGCCGTGCGCTTTGGAGAGTGCAATCTGCGCATCGGCCGGTAACTCCAGCCAGAAGTCGGTGGCCTGCAGTGCCTCCAGTTCCTCTGCTGCGTTGGAAGCGTATGCGTGAGGCAGTTCGTAGTCCATGTTGCGGGGTGCGATTGGATCCGGGGGGGGTCTCTGCTCCGGTGATCAGAATGTAACGCCTAGATAACGCCACGGCTGCCCAACGCTGTGACGCTTCACAGATTGTCACCTTTGCCGGGCAGCGTTGCCTGCCCCCATGCCAATTCACGGCAGATCACGGCAGATCACGGCAGATCATGGTATGTTCTGGAGACGGGCGCAAACCGCGCTCACTCACCCCTCCACCAATGAATCGATGATCACCGACCCTCGGCACCGCGAGCTACTGCAGCGGGCAATCGACGCTCAGATTCTAGTGGCTGACGAACTTCAGTCCGCGTATAACGCTCGGATAGCCATGCCGATTGGGCACCCCCAGCGGCTTGAAACACGAGACCTGTGGCGCGATAACAGGGCACTTGAGGCCTTGATTTCTGGCGCCCATGACCTGCTGGCCGGCAAGGGTGGCGCTGTCACGCTGCAGGGAAGGTCCCAGCCATGACCCTGCCGTTCACCGGGGGAATTTTCCTTGCCGGCGTCTTCTGTGTCGCCTGGCTTTCTGCGGCACTTCGAGCCCCCCAGACCATGACCCCGCCGCCCCAGCCTCTGCTGTTCGAGCAGCCCCAGCAGGCGGCGCAGCAGCCATGACCAAGCCCACCCCAAGGCCCCGCCCCGGCCCCGGCACACGGGTCAGCTGTGCGATCTACGACGCCGCCGGCAACAGCTCGACCGTTTACACGCATCTGTCTGCAGCTGCGTATGAAGCGGTTAAGCAGCTTCAGCAGGAAACCGACGAACCCTTGGCCGGCGCCTTTCGCTCCCTCATTTTCAAAGGTGCCGCATCCTTGGGATTTTCCGATTCGGTTTCCGCCATAGATGCGCTAGCCGCTGCCAATGGTGGGGCCTCCGATGCCAGGGCTGTTCATCACTTGGTCCGGCTTGGTGCCGGGCTTGAACCAATTCTTATCAATCCTCCAACGCCATGAATCGACCATCTGATCGCGTGTCGCTAGCTGAATTCTTGGACGTCAAGCGCCTTGACGCGACGATGTATCACCTGGGGGGCCTGCGTGCATCCTGGAAGGCCATGCCCAAGGCCCAGCGAATTGATGCGCTAAGGGTCGCAGCTCTCAGCCTGGGCAACATCGCCGACCGGCAGTTTCTAGCTGGTGAGCGCCGACCCCTGGGCCAGCCTACGCATTACATGTTGATGGGGGTAATCGCCCTGATCGCCTCCGCCCTGGCCTACACGGTAGGGGTTGAGCAGGGCCGCGCACGGTGCACGCTGGGAAGTGTTGTAGCCCCGTCGGTGGAGCGATGACCCCCCCCATGCTCACCCGCCACCCGGCGCCGATTTATTACCACCACATCGAGCAAGGCAGTGACGATTGGCTGGCCCTGCGCCGGGGCATGATCACCGCCAGCACGATCAGCAGGCTGATCACCGGCACCGGCAAACCCGCCAACAACGACACCAGCCGCACCCAGCTGCTGCAGCTGCTGGCCGAGCTGATCACCGGCGAAAGCGAACCCAGCTTCTACAACGACGACATGGCCCGAGGGCACATGCTGGAACCGTTGGCCCGTGACATCTATGCCGAGCACCGAGCACCAGTGGAAGAGTGCGGATTCGTCACCGCTGATTTTGACGGCACCGTGATCGGCTACAGCCCCGACGGGCTAGTGGGTGATGACGGCCTGATTGAGATCAAAAGCCCACGACAAAAAAACCACCTTCGATCGCTGCTAAACGATGAGGTGCCCGCTGAGTATGTGCCGCAGGTGCAGACCGGCCTTGCTGTCACTGGACGCCGCTGGTGTGACTACATCAGTTACGCCCCCGGCCTGCCGCTGTTTATCCACCGGTGCGAGCGTGACGAGGTGGTGATCGCACAACTGATCACCGCAGCACAGGCCGCTGAGGTTGAGCTGCAGCGGCTGACGGAGCTGTACGCCGCGCAGGCCGCCATTTTCCCGTCCACCGAACCTATTCAACCTGAGCAGGAGATCATCTTTTGATGGACATCAGATCCACCTTGGAGGCGAAATCCTCACAGCTCAACACAGACGACCTAATCGCCGGCGCGAAGACCATCACGATCACGAAGGTCTCGGCCGGCAGCGCTGAGCAACCTGTAGCCGTTTCGTTCGAGGGTGACGGCGGCAAGCCCTGGTTTCCGTGCAAGTCAATGCGGCGCGTTTTGGTCGCCGCTTGGGGCGCTGATGCCTCGCAGTACGTGGGCCGGCGAGTGACGCTGTTTCGTGATCCCAGCGTGATCTACGGCGGCATCGCAGTAGGCGGGATCAGGGTGTCGCACCTGTCAGATCTGGACGGCCCCCTGTCAATCGCGCTGACCGTGACCAGGCAAAAGCGGGCGCCGTACAAGGTGGCGCCGTTGCCTGCATCGCCTGCATCGCCGGCACCGGCCAAGCCCGCCGCCGACCTAATCCAAGCCGCACTCGCCGCCTGCCGCCGATCAGGTCTGACCGATGCCGGAATCGCTGCGTTCGTGCTCAAGTTAAGCCAGGGCAACACCAGCGACCTGAGCAACGCCTCACCTGAGGCGCTGGCCAAGATCATCAAGCGGGGCGTGAGCCCTCAGACCGTTGAGGACTGCAATGCAGAGCCTAAAGCGGAGCCCCAGGCCCCAAATTCCGAAGCGCCGCCCAGCTCCCTGACGCTGGAGCCCCCCAGCGGCCCGGAACAGCCCGCCCCGGCCACCGAACCTGGCACGGCTAAGCGGCTGCCCCAGGGGCGGACCATTGTGGCCGCCGACCCCCAGCCCGCGCCAAGCCCTACCCCTGCAGCCCCTGCAGCTGGCCGTCGGTCTGCCCCTGCCCCAATCCGCAGGTCGGACCCTGTTGCTGCACCCGCAGCTGACGCCCCGATCCCTGGCTTGGATTGATCCCATTCCATCCCATCGAACCCCCCCATGCAATTGATCACCTTGCTGGCCTACATCGAGGCCCCGCCCACGCTCAGCAAATCTGGCGATACCCAAACGGCTGCCTTCACCGCGCAGGTGGCCGCCTACAAACACGAGGATCCCCCGATGGACATTGCCGCCACCGTCTGGGGCGCTGCTGCTGACAGGGCCGCCGCCAACATCCGAGCCGGCAGCTACTGGATCCTGTCGGGCAGGTTCAGGATCGAGAAGGGTCACCCCCTGGAGTTCCAGGTCGAAAAATTTGACGCAGTGTCTGCCCCCGTGAATTTGCCCGGCACCAACCGGGTGACGCTGGTCGGCCGCGCAGGCCGCGACCCTGAGGCCAACTACTTCGAGAAAGGCAGCATGGTTGCCAAATTCACCCTGGCCGTGAACCGCCGCAGCCGGGACGATAAGCCCGACTGGTTCCCCCTTGAGATATGGGGCAAACAAGCTCAGGTCGCAGCCGACTACGTGCGCAAGGGCTCCCTGCTGGGGATCACCGGATCATTCAAGCTCGACCGCTGGACCGACCGCACCACCGGCGAGGAGCGCAACAAACCGGTTATCAATGTGGATCGGTTGGAGCTGCTGGGCAGTAAGCGGGACGCCGAGGGTGGAGCCGGGGGAAGTGGGTATTCGGCCTCTGGCTACGGCGTCCCGGATTCTGACGAAGAGGTGCCTTTCTGATGAAACTCTTTACCTGGATCAAGGGGCTTCTGCAGCCCCAGGGAGACACGATCAGTGTCAATTGCCAGACAATGCCCCTGGCTAAATGGGAGGTTTGGAGACGCAATGGCGGCTACCAGCCCTGCTCCCACGGGGGCACACCGAACCCGCCACCCAGGGATTTTGACGACTATCTGATCGCCCGCCGCCGTGGCTCCAATCCTCCCTCGCCAGGCAGCAAGCCGCCGATCAAACCTCAACCCACTGGTGGGCGGCTGATCTATGGCGACCGCGACCCTGGCCCGGCCCCACCCCGCTTGCCCGATGACCTGGCTGACCTGCCGGTGCTGACGGCTCAGCACTTGGATGGCGCTGCAGCGGCCCCAGCCTTGGCTGAGATGCCGATTGACGAGCTGATGGGCCGATGGCGGGAGGAGTGCCGGCAGTTAAGCGCCGACAGTGACTATGCGATTCCAGCCTCTAGTTTTATGGCTCAGCGAGTTGTCGCTTGGACCCGCCAGCAGCTGGCTCAATCCCCCCAGCTCCCACCGCCCGGCGCCGATTCGGTGGCGACAGATGGGGAGCTGCTGCGGGTGGCACGCTCTCCCGTTTCGCTTGACGACGCACGCCGCGCCATCTACGAGCGTGGCCGCGCAGACGAGCGCACCGCGATCCTGCGGGCGCTGGGGGTTGAGCCGTGAGCCGCCTTTACCAAGATGATTACGGTTTAGAGCCCTGGATGTATGGCCAGCAGGCCGGGGCCCTGCGATCCGCCATCCGTGGCCAACGCGGTCAGCGGCTGTTGCGCGATCTGGTGGCGGGACTCGACGCTTTGCCCACACCCGAGCTATCCGCCGGAGCCCTGGAGGATGAAGCGACCGGCTGTTGTTGCGCGTTCGGGGCGGTTCGTCGCTACCGGGGGCCAGATGCTGTGCCGCTGTACTACGACCCCACGGAGGAAGACCTCGATCCCCCGCATTTTGCGGAGCCGTTCGACGTTGCCCCGGCACTGGCCTGGGAAGTTGTTGAGGCCAATGAAGGTTGGTCGGATAGCAACAAGGAAGCCGCCCGCCGCCAGCGATGGGAGAGGGTTCGGGCCTGGGCTGTCAGGCACCTGGCGGGGGTGCAGCCATGACCGGCCCCTACGACTTTCCCCGCCCACCCATGCCACCAGGCAAGCGCAACCCATGGGTAAATCCCATGAGCGCCGCTTGCCTGACTGCTGGGATTGGTTATATTTTTAACGTCAAGGTAATTGCCACTGACTTTTTTATTTTGGCGTTTCTTTGTTTTGTTTTAGTCGTTTTTCACGATTTAACTAAACCATGACCAATTCAAGTATCCACCTTCCCGAAACAACCCTGGCCCGCCTGCAAAGTCAGGCAGAAGGCGGCCACGATGACGCCAGGGTTCTGCTGCACCTGATCGCCCGCGCCGATGCCCAGGATCAATGGTTTGCAGACTTCACCGACCACTACGCCAAAACCATCGCCGCGCTCTGCCGCCGGCTGGAGGCTCTGGAGCGTGGGGCTGGGTTGCGTCACCCGGTTGAGGATGCCGAGACCACAGAATCCAACTCAGTTTCTGACGCTGTGCAGCGCATCACCGACTACGCCGCTCAGGCTGGTCTGACGGTCCAGGACTGGGCCAAAGCGTTTAACGCCGCCCAGGTAGATGACAGCCCGGTTGCCAATGCCCTGCGTCAGGCCGAGGCCGCCCTGGCGGATGTTGCCGAGGGGGAAGCCGTTTCGCCCCGCGCGATTGGATGCCTGCACTGGGCTGAGGCACGCTGCACCGAGGCCCTCGCCGCCATCCGCCCGGTGATGAAGGAGCACGGGATCCGGACATCGGAGTTCCCGCCGGCAGCCTCAGCACCGGCACCAGTCGCCCCAACACCCCCGCCTACTGCGCTGGTGGAGGTCGTCGGCAATGAACTCCCGTTACTGCCAGACGGGAGAGTTGACGAAGCTCGCACACGCGCCGCGATCCATGGGATAGCCGCCTGGCTCGACACCTGTGGGCAGCATGGCTGCTCTGTGTTGCTCCGCGAGGAGATCAACCGATGACAATGCCCGACTGGATCAAGATCACCCATCAACCCAAAACCAAGGCCCCGCCCGCCGCCCTGACATCTGACGACATCCCCCCAGGCCCGCTATCAGAGGACGATCTACGCCAGCGATGGAATCAACAGGCCGACCAATATAACCAGTGGGAGTCGCTGGATTCCCGCCAGCAATTGGCATGGGCCCAGGCCCTGGCGATCAAGGCCGATCGCCATGCCGCACTGAAGGCTGAGCCGGGAAGGAAGGGGCCAACTGATGAGGATCTCTACAACCTGGCGGAGCAGTTCAACGGCGACCCGGTGCCCGCGATGCGCCGTGTGTTGGAGCTGTGGGGCAACCCGCTGCAGGGAGCTCCAGCGCCTGGGGAAAACCCAGCCACCCCGCCAGCGCCGGAGCTGGGGGATGCGGCCCGCCCCACATACCTAGACGCCATTCGCCTGGCCCAGGGCTGCCACGATTTTTTAGGTGGCTACACCGGGGCAGAGGGTCAGGCCTGGCATGGCGCCATCGATACGGTCGTGGGCGTGCTCAAACGAGCGGCGGTGGGGCCCTGGGATTCGCAGACCAGAGCGGTGTTTGGCGTTGGGGTGGAGGCCGGGGAGGTGGCTGTGCCGGAGCCGGTGAGTGAGTGCCCACATTGCGGCTATGAAGGCGAGATGGTGCCAGCGCTTCATGCTGGGGAGGTGGCGGCGTGAGCACCCCCAAGAGCCCCGACACCCTGGCAATCCTGGCCGCCTTCAGAGACAGCCCAACCCTGAACGAGGCCGTCGCCCAGGGCTTCAGGGCCCTGGCGCTGCTCAAGTCGCGCGAACCCCTCGCGCCGGATCGGCTATTCCGCATCGCTGACGAGCTGGACCCGTGATCATTCCATCCCCATTCACCCTCACCCCTGACTCTCCACTTGCATGACTATCCTTGCTGACTTTCAAATCCGCGCTCTTTGCGAATCGGGCATGGTCACACCCTTTGATCCCGAACTGCTGAATCCCGCCAGCCTGGATCTTCGCCTGGGTTCAAACATCCTGATCGAATCCAGTGAAGGACCGGATCTTGTGCCCTGCTGCATTGCCAACTACACCCCCGCAAATCCCTATCAGGTGGTGCCAGGGCAATTCCTGCTCGCCGAGGCTGAGCCCATTTTTAACCTGCCCAACTGCATTGCAGCGCAGTTCGTGCTGAAGTCATCCCGCGCCCGCGAGGGGTTGCAGCATCTGCTCGCTGGATGGTGCGATCCTGGTTGGAACGGTTCCCGCCTGACCCTTGAGCTAAAGAACGTGCGCCGGTTTCACTGGATTGGCATCTACCCAGGGCTCAAGATCGGGCAGATGAAGTTTATGAAGATGGATTCAACGCCACTGGCGAGCTACGCAGAGACTGGCCGCTACAACGGGGATCAAACCGTCAAGGGGTCACGTGGATAAGCCCAACCCAACCCCAGCCCGTGGCCGCTTCATCGCCCTGGAGGGCATCGACGGCTGCGGCAAGACCACCCAGCTGGAGGCCCTGTGCCAATGGCTGCCTGGCAGCGGCCTGCTGCCCTCTGGCGCCCGCGTGGTTGTGAGCCGTGAGCCTGGCGGCACGGCCCTGGGCCAGGCCCTGCGGGAGCTGCTGCTGCACCCTTCCGACGGAACCGCCCCGGTGCCCCGTGCAGAGCTGCTGCTGTATGCGGCCGACCGTGCCCAGCATGTCGAAACCGTCCTCCGGCCGGCGTTGGAGCGGGGGGATTGGGTGCTATGCGATCGCTTCACCGGATCGACCGCCGCCTATCAGGGCTATGGCAGGGGCTGGCCTGTGGCCCTGCTTGACACGCTGGAAACCCTGACCACAGGCGGTCTACAGGTCGATCTCACCCTCTGGCTGGATGTGTCCCTGATCGATTCATGCTGGCGGCGACGGGAGCAACTGGCTGATCGCCTTGAGGGGGAGGGGGTGGCGTTCCTGGCCCGCGTAGCTCATGGATTTGAAAGCCTGGCCGACCAACGAGACTGGGCCCGCATCGATGCAGGCAAGCCTGTAGCTGCCGTGACGGCGGACTGTTGCCGCGCCATCGCCTGCCAGTTTGGGGGGCGGGCGTGACCCTGGCCGCGCCCTTCCCTTACTTTGGCGGCAAGCGCCGCGCCGCCGCCCGCATCTGGCAGGCCCTCGGCGATCCCGCTGGCTATGTCGAGCCGTTCGCCGGATCGGCTGCTGTGTTGCTGGCCCGGCCTGCATTCACCGGCCGCCGGGTTGAGACCCTGAACGATGCGGACGGCTGGCTGGTGAACACCTGGCGCGCCATTCAGCTAAGCCCTGCTGATGTGGCCCGGCACGCATGGGGGCCCGTGGCCGAGATCGATTACCACGCCCGCTTGGCATGGCTGCAACAGCGCCGCACGCCTGACCTGGTGGCATGGCTTGAGGGCGACCCGGAGGCCCATGACGCCAATGCCGCCGGATGGTGGCTCTATGTGGTTGCCTGCGGCATTGGTGATCCGTTTGGCCCTGGGCCGTGGCGGGTGGTGGATGGCCATCTTCGCAAGCTGCCGCACCTGGGGAATGCAGGGGTGGGCGTGAATCGCAAGCTGCCGCACCTGGGGAATGCAGGGGTGGGCGTGAATCGTGAGCTGCCGCACCTGGGGGATGCGGGGAGGGGCCAGCTTGAGAGCTACATGGGGCAACTTGCTGATCGCCTCCGCCGGGTCCGCATCACCTGCGGATCGTGGGAGCGGGTGGTGAAGCCATCGGTTATCCGCAGCGGCGCCGGTGGCGATGGCAGCCGAGCGATCTTCCTGGATCCGCCCTACGCCACATCAGGTGATCTCTACGCCCATGTCGATACCGATGTGGCCCTGGCCGTCCGCCAGTGGTGCATTACCGCTCCGCGTGAGCAGCGAATCATCCTGTGTGGTTACGACGCCGAGCATGATGACCTGTTGGCCCATGGCTGGACTGTTACCGAGGGCAAGGCTGGTGGAGGGGCTGGCTACAGCGCCAATGGCCTGAACGGTCGCCGCGAGCGACTGTGGTTGTCACCCGCCTGTATTGGCAGTGAGCAACCCGACCTATTCGCCTCAGCGGGGCCGGTGGCATGACCCCTGACTTGGTGCGCACCGTCCTAGCCCGCCGCCCGTGGGTGTCTGCAAACACCCTGCTCGACTGCCTGGAGCTGGCCGAATGGCTGGGGCCACGCATCCGCTCAGGACTGACGCCACTGGTTACCACGGCAGAACTGCAGGCCCGATGGAACTGCAGCCAGCCCACCGTTAGTCGCCGCGTTTCGGCACTTGTCCAGCACGGCCTGATTGACGCCACAGCGCCTACAGGTCGTGGCGCCTACTGGGCCGTGCATCGCGTGGGGCCGGTGATACCGTGACCATGTTCCTGGCGCTCCCGAAGGGGCTAAGAAGTGGGCCGTCCCTGCGTGCAAACGGCTATAGGACTGGATGGTAAATCGATCCCCGAACCACAGGGGACCCGGCTGCAATGCAGGGCACCATCCAGTCACCGGTTTAACTCCGGAGGGACCACCAATCACCCCAACTCCTGCAGCACCTCCCTGGCCCACTGCTGGTGTTCATCGCTCGGAGGCTGGAGCGGCCGAGCATCACGGGCCAAGACGAGCTCCACTTCCAGGCACCGCACGCGGCCCAGCAGGGCATCGATCAGGGCGTTCTGGCCATAGGCCTGCACAATCAAGCCGTCAACCACGATGCTCAAATCGTCCCGGCATAGGTGGGCAGCAGTCCGCCGATCCAGGGCCCTGCTCAGCTGCGTTTCTAGGCTGAGCGTCGGCACCATCCAACTATTCGAGATTGAGCCCATGGCGGATCAGGATTTTGAAACGAGAGTAGGAACAGACGCAAAAAATGGCGGCTACTGCCTGGAAGTTTGCATTGACGGGGTTCTACACCAGGATCGATCACCCGCCCAGATCCGCGCCTTGATTGAGCAGCGGCGGGCCCAGCAACTGGCACGATGGGCCCAGCTGGAACCGATCGAGGGGCTAGACGAGGATGCCGACGCGGGGCGGCCTGGGTGGGGCGGCATGGTGCAGGACGAGGGGGGCTGGCGGGAGGGCTGATCACGGGAACGTCCACCCCCAACCCGACCGGGGCCCCTCAACCAACCACCTGGGGTTGGTGTTGCGAAACGAATAGTGCTGGCCCCGGCCGCTGCCGTTGCCCGTCCGCGCCCACCCTCCAGCGACCAGATCAAGCTCGCCGTACGGATCATGAACCAGCCAGCCTCTGGCGTCATACCCGGTCACGATGACAAAATGCCCGCCTCCACTGGGCCGGGTGACGGGGCCACGGTGCAGGATGCCGATCGCCACGGGCTGGCGCCGCAGCAAGCAGGCCTGCAGGTCATCGACCCCCATGTTTTGCCGGAACGTGGCCGGCGCCTTCAGGGAGGCCAGGGCTCGCCGGTGAGTCTCGGCCGCTGTGGTGTCACCGATACTGCGCACGATGGCCAGGTAATCGGTGTCGTCCACAATCCCCGGCACCTTCAGGTAGGCCAGGGCCATGGCGATCGAGCTGGTCTGGCATTGGCGCCACCCCTCGGGCCCGTCGCTCGGGTCGAGCTGGGAAAAAAATGGAACTGGGAGGCTGACGGTAGGCGATGGGGCCATGACTAGCGGGATTAAGCTGCTGTCAAGATCCTAGCCCTGATTTCGCGTGCCATCTTTCACCTACGCCAATGCCTACCTAAATTCCATCGCCACCCCAGCAGCTCCGCTGACTGGCACATGGTACGGGCAATTGATGGGGCCTGGGTTTGTGTTCGACCCTGACACCATGGACACCAGGGCATCGGTAACCAGCGGCGAAATCACCCCAGTAGGCAGCTACACAGCAGGCGGTAAAGCCCTCGCCGTGACCATTGCCACGGCAGGCGCGATCGTCACAACGACCATCGCCCAGACGCAGTGGAGCGACGCCAACATTACGGGCGCTCAGGGTATGCTGATTTGTTATCGCCCTACAGGTTCAATACCTTCTGAGCAATATATACTAGCATACAACAATTTTGGGTCGCCGCAAAATCACGTAGGCGGAATTTTCAGGGTTGAAGCCGCAACCTTTGACGCGGCTTTCCTGGGAGATGGTGCGCACACAATCCCGACCGCAACCCTTACGGCGATTTTCAATAAACAGCTAATACTTTCTACTGCCACGGTTTACGCGATGCTTCTGACGGCAAGCTACACGCCAAACGTAGCGCATTCTTATAGGTCAAGCCTGACAGCTTTTGAGGTGTCAGCCGCTGGCTACACTGCTGGGGGCATCGTGTGCCCGCTGACTATCAATCGTGATGACACAGCAAACAAAACAATCATTAAATTTAATGGGCCAATCTTTCCAGCTGCTACATATACAGCCCAATACGTTGCATTTTATCTACGGCTTGGTGGTGCCGCTAGTGATGATCGCGTGATTTTAATAATGAATTTTGGAGCACCATATCTCTCAGGCGGTAACGTATTTCCCGTTGGAGATAACACCATAGAAATTTCTGCACTGGCTTCTTAATGGATTTTCCTGCATCCCTGTCCCTTATCGGCAGGCCGCACACCCTCGGGGGATTCAGCATCGCCTATGAAATTGATCGGCGGTTCAGGACGGGCAATGCCGTCCGGGGCCAAACTCTGGAGCTGCCATTGCCGCTGTTGACCCCCGCGCAGTTTGATGACCTCCAGGAGCACTGGCGCACGGTGGGACTGCTGTCATGCTGGGGGCTCCCGGCTGCTGCCTGGGTTGGCCGTGCATCACCGCCGCCGGTGACCCTGTGGCGCTATGCGTCGGCGCCCAGATGGAGCCTGCGGCCTGGGGGATTGTGGCTTGTGACTGGGGTTTCGTTGACCGCCGTGTAGTAATTAAAAAATCGGCAGCGGTCCAGTTGGGACGACATGCGGCCGCGCGGCTTTGGTTACTTGAAAATCATTTATGTAACCATGGAAACTGGCGACTCCGTAGACAATGCCGCCCACTCCAGCATAAAGGCCAATGTCAATAAATCCCTGAGAAAAGTTGTCCGTCCAGTCTCTGCCTGGACTGGTTATTATAGGATCGTATGAAAGAATGTTGCCTGCTGTTGAGCCAATTGACGTTCTAACCGCTCCATTAGTGCGGGTTTGCTGGAAAAAGTACCAAGTGTTATCAGAAATTAAAGAGAGTGATTCATCGACGGTTTCACTGCTTCTTTGGATTTGTACACTGTTTTGCCCGTTGGCAGTTTGATCAAAAAGCCCGGCTCGCAATCCGCTAGGAGTGCCGCTGGTGGTGGCAAATTCAAACAGGCCATTATTTGTAACGTTAATAGATTGAAACCAAAAGCGAATTGTATAATCACTTGTATCAATGCTTTTAGATAATGCGACCGCAAGCCAGCTTGAATCGCCATCAAAGTGGCCACTCCCACCCCCCCACTTACTTTGGGCTGTGCTGATTTTTGCGTTGCCTTGCGGGGTTGTAGTTAATCCTGTCTCGCTAACATCGGTAAATATTGTACTGTTATTTTCGCCAGTCATTGGCAGATGTAGAATAACGGAACCGTACAAAGGATCGTTAAGTGGCGTAGAGATAACGTTTGCCGCTGTAGGACGGAGCAGCAGGAACGATCGATCACCTGGGGGTGTCGTCATGACCCCGGCTGCCGTAGGTGTCAATCGAATGGAAGAGGTGCCCCCCGGCGGCCCAGCCGGCAGAGCCCTGGCGGGGGATGCTCGCAGCACGATGCGGGATGTGGCGCTCGGCACCAGGGCCACCCGCGCCCGCACCGCCCGAAAAGTGCAGGTCAGAAAATAAAGCTCGGAGCCCGCAACCGATCGGATGTCCTCCTGTTGAGGGTCGCCCGCGTAGACCCAGGCATAGCCGGGCAGCGACAGAGCTGGGGGCAGGGTAATGGCATCAAACGCAAATGGACGGCCCTGCTGATCGCGCTCGTGATTGCGAATTACGTTGGCCTCAGCCTCGGAGAGGTTCTGGAACGGCAGGGTCAGCGCGTCGCCGGTGGCCATCGTGTCTGCCGTGGTGGTGACGGGGCTGCCGTCATAGCCCTGAACCACCGTCGCAGGGATTGCGCCGGGGGTGATGAGAACATCAGCAGGGACCAAGGGAGGGAACGTGGTCATCAGGCGTATCCGCCGCCCAGTTCCCGAGTGATCCACCTATAGACCCACACCGCCGTATTTGAGCCAAACATTGAACCTCTATCGTAGGTCAACTGGCGGGCCTGGGTTCCGTCTGCGTTGAAAACTCCGACCGTCAGTGTGTTAATGCTGTAAATGCCCGTACCGTCCTCGTATGGCGTTATATCAATTATTTGCGCAGTCTGGCCGGGGTTAACCATTATATCTTGTTGAACAATTACAACTTCAGTAACTCCGGTGACTCCCTCTACTCTTTCAAAGCCGGCGAGAAGTGTATATTTTGTGAAGTCGGCTGGCGGCTGTGGTGGCACGGGCGGCTTTGCTGGACCCACGGGCGTGCCGGGATAGCTCGGGATGCCAGGGGGCTCGACAGGGCCAGTCGGTGGCAGCGGAGTAGGGGCGCCGCCACCGCCTCCACCACCGCCACCCGTGGGTCCAGCAGGAGGGGCGGGAGATGGCCCGCTGCGCCAACCGCCGCCTACAAATTCGCCTGGCCCAGGTTTGCGCCCGTAACGGCCGTAGAACCAGACTTCATCGTCGGTCCAGGAATCGGCATCCTCGGGGGGAATTGAGCAATCGGTGGCCCTGCTGGCGTCTGCGTCGCAGGGGGGGGCGGTGTCGCCTGATGGCCAGATGCCGCCGTGGGCGGTGACCGCCGCAACATCAAGGGCCACCAGCGACCGACCCCGTGCATCAACCGGGCATTGCTCCAGGGCAAGTTTCAGCTGACCATCTTGGCTAATACTGGTGCTGGTGATCCAGTACCACTCGCGCAGTTGATCAGTTGTTCCGGCCTCCAGATCAGTGCGATCCAGCTGCAATGCAATCAATTCGCCCTCTCCTAGGGTGGAATCCCAATAGCCAGGCTTGACGGCTGCAGATGCTGTGTGGGTGATGTATCGGCGCTTTGCCTGAACAAACCGCATCGCCCTAGCCGCATGAATCTCCGTGGTGACGGATTGGGTTAGATCGTGTTCTTCTGTTGGCGCAGTATCTGGGGTGTCGCCGTAGCTTACTGGCGTGGTTCGGATCATTCGATCCAGTCCCGCGCCTCCCTGCTGCCGCCATGCGACCAGGGCCCTGTACGGCCTCCTAGCCTCGGGACCCACGCCCTGAAATGTGTAGCTGCCATCGACAATCGCTTCGTTGTTGAAGACCCATTTAGGCTGCAGCGGGCCAGTGTCAATCGCACCCGATGGCGTTACGGGCAGCAGTGGCCGCAGGCCGTAGCGGCCATTGATTTTAGTTTCTCGGACCATGTAATAAGGTCCAATCTTGCTCATCAAATCGCTGATACTGGTTGGGGTAGATAGCACGCCATTCCAAAACAGCCCATTAACATCCATGAATCGAGCTGCTGCAGTCAGTGATTCTCGATCAATCTGCACATCTGAAGTGCGGCCATCATTGTTCAAAAGGAATAAGTATAGATCAGCCAGGTTATTAGAGCTGCCGTAGGTGTTATCCAGTAGCCTGGTTGTTTCGACGCCATTGCGAATGAATAGATGAATCTGCCGCTTCCAGTGGCCACGGTCTGGCAGACCGACGCCGTTTTCGTCAAAGCCGTTAAAATATGTAACAGCAAAACTAAAAGTAGTTAGGCCTTCATATGTTCCAGCCGTGCCGCATTGAGTGGGGGCTTCAACTTTATTGGCTATAAGTTGAGCACCGTCATAAACATCGACCAGAAAATTGCCAGGGGTCCACCTGCCTGCAGGCTTGCCGTAGGCCTGGGAGAACGCGCCGACTCGGCAACGGCCATGGAAAACGTCTCTGACGTGGATACCCCCGAGCCGGCCTTGGCTGAGAACCAGCCGGTATTTGGCCGCAACGGCATTGGCTACCGGATCGCCATCGATCTCTGGCGAATCAAACCGGCAGGCCGACGCGCCAGGGCTGAGGATCACGCCACCAATTCCAGCATCTGAGGGGCTACTGCAGCTGTCGCCGATCCGCCGGCACCAGACGATAGGCGCACGTTCGAGCAGCTGCACCGCCCGTTGGGGGGAGTTCCAGTCGCTGGGGGGCTCTACCCCGCCGGTGGCCACCACCTTAGCCGCGCCACCCAGGGCGGCAGGGGCCGCGCCACCCAGGGCGATTGATCCTTTGGTATGCCGGGAGCCGCCGGGGCTAGAGCTTGAAAACGCAATCATCAGAAATCCAACCGGCAGGGGGTGCCTATGTTCTGCTGCGTCAGGATCAGTGGGGGCACCGAGACCGCAACCGGTGGCGGGGAGCTGGTCGCTGCAATCGAGAACGCCGTTAGGCCGCCTGAAGCGGTGACGCTGCCCATCAGGACCGAATCGACCCGCACCAGGCCGCCGGTGATGAGCTGGTACTGGACAAGATCGAGGAACCAGCCCTCGGCCTCCGCCTGCCGGGCCAAGGCCAGGGCCGATGCGGAATAGGCGCACGAGATCTGGGCCGATGCTGCTACCAGGCCTGAATCAAACCCTGGGCAATTGAATTCCTGATACCGCCAGGCCTGTGGCCCGTCACCGTCGCCTGCATTCCAGCTGCTGAAGGGCAAGTTGTCGGCCAGGTCGAGCCGGTGCCAGCGGGCCCGCGCCACGCCGGAGGGGTCCATCCATTTGATGGTCTGGGTCCAGAAGTAGGGGCCGGTGGCAGGCATCAGGCCATGCCCAGGGCCTTGCGCCCGTCATAGCTCTGGAGGCGGTCCCAGAGCTGGCCAACACCATCGGCCACCATGGCTTGCGCATCGGCCAGGGATACCGCATCGGTGCCATCGGGCAGCCGGTAGACGGGGCCGTTGTTGCTGAGGTTGAACACTGGGGCAAAAGTGCCGCCGGTGCGGGGGGCCCCTGCGGGGGCAGCGCCGCCCGTGGCAGCGCGAGGAACCGACCGATGCAGATCGATGACCTGCTCCTGAGGATGCAGCATGGCCATAAATCCGCCCTGCCCATCGAGGCCGCCAGACCGTGGGCCGTTGCCGGTGTAACCGCCGCCGGCGAACTGGGGCACCTGCACCGGTTGGATCATCCCCAACTGCGGGCCCCGCACGGCGGCGCTCACCGAATTGGCCGCGGCGATTAGGCGGTTGATCTGCTCGATGAAGGCATTGACCGCCCGCCCTGCCAGGCTGAGGGCCGAATTGATCACCCCCCGCACGGTGCCGATGATCGACTGCCAGGCATCGGTGATGGGCTGCACCAGGCCCACGGCATAGTCCCTCATTCCATCCATGGCCAGGTTCCAGGTTTGCCCCAGGCGTGCAATCAAGCCATTCTCTGGACCGATGATGGTGTCGATGAAGGCCGTCCAGTTCTCGCCCAGATTGGTGAGGATGTTGCTGGCATAGCCGCTGATGCCGTCCATCATTATGTTCCAGCCGCCGCCGATCATTGCGACGAAGCCGGTGGTGGGGTTGGCGATCAGATCCCAGAGGCCCCGGAAGGCATCGGCGATCTGATCGCGAAAACTGAAAATGACGACGGCTGTGGCCGCGACTGCCGAGCCGATCAGAATCGGGGCAGTCACGAACCCGGCGACCAGGGCGGCCAGTCCGGTGGCTACCGGCACAATCGCGCCAGCTATGCCCGCCAGAGTGGCGCCAATGCCCAGGCCGGCAAAAGCGCCCAGCACCGTTACCACACTGGTGATGATGGGGGCCAGCAGGGTAAAGCCCACGGCCAACAGCGCCACACCGCCAACCGCTGCCTGTATCGGGCCTGGCAGCATTGTGAAGGCATCAATCACCGCAGTCAGCGCCGTGGCTGTTGCATCTAGCGCCGGCAGTAAGGCCACGGTCAGCCCAGCAGCAAGACCGCCGACCTTGCCGCCAAGCATAGCCAGTTTGTCATTATACTCATCAGCCTTTTTAGCAAAAGCAGCGGTCATCTTTACGCTTAAAGATTCAATAGCTTTACCACCTTCATTTAGCATCGGGATCATGTCAGCGCCTGATTTGCCAAACAGCTGCATCGCTAAGGCTGTTTTCTCTATACCGTCTGGCATAGTCTTGAATTTATTGGCAATCTCTAACGTAACTTGATCAGCTGTTTTTAACTTACCGGCTGCATCCGTTGCGCTGATACCCAAAGCTTGCAGCGCTTCGGACGCCGGACCCTTGCCGGTTTGTGCGGTTTCGTAGAGGCCTTTGCTGAGCTTGACAAGCGATTTGGCGACTGCATCAATGTCAGTTCCTGATGTCGCCGCCGCCTTCCTGAACCTGGCCAATGATTCAACACTGACGCCAGTTCGCTGGCTCATGTCGTTCATCGAGTCGCCTAGTTCAATCGTTCTTCCCACCAGCGCCCCCAGTCCGCCAATCGTTGCAATCGGGGCAAGGGCCCCCAGGGCACCGCTCAACGGGCCTAGTTTGCTCGTGAGCGACTGCGTGGCACCTTCTACCTGTTTGAAAGTTGAGCCGAGCTTGGCGACTTGCTCGGTGCCGACAACCTGGGCGGCGATTTTGAGAATTGCAGCAAAGTTGACGGCCATCAGAATCCCTTTTCCAGTCGTAGAAACTCGTACTCGATCACTGCGAGATCATCCATGATCGCGTCAACGCGGCGCCGACCCCAGGCCAGCAGGGCCCGCTGGACTGCGGCTTCATGAATTAGGCCTGTCCGCATCAATTGCGGGTATCCCTCTGGGGTGTAACCCGTGGCCCAGTGCCATTGGGTGGGGGCCACCTTGCACCAGAGCAAGAAGGCGTCCATGTTCTCGGGCCATATCCGGCAGACAGGCTCGGCAGGCTTAAGCCGATCCGCGCGAGACTGGGGCACGTAAACAATGCCTAGCCCTTCAGCAGAGCGCCGCTGTGCAGCCTCTTCCTGCTCCCATGTTTTGGCCGGCGCCTGGGTCATTTGCCGATGCCATTCCCCCGCGATCTCCCTGAGGTTGGCTTTTTTCCGGTTTCAGGTGCGGTTGATTCTGTCCAAGCATCAGCAATCGCCTGCGCCATCCCTGGGAATTGAACGACCTTTCTCTTTGAATCTTCGTCAAACTTCCACGGCTTCCCGTCGTAAAGCATGTCATCGCCCCACCCCTGTAACACGCGATTAGCAATATGAACATAGTCAACTGATTGCACGCCCTTGGCCGCGCTAGGGGGCTCCCTGCCGTCTTCAATTGCCAGGAGTACAGCCCGATAGTGCCTGATTGCTTCGTTTAGCTCTTGAATTTCCGTCTGCTCCATCCTTTCAAAAAACGCGGTAAACGTTATGTCCCGTCGCGTTCCATCTTCCAGCGTGACGTTATGCTTTACTTCCGCTTTAAAAATGTCGCCTACTTCGTAAAAATCAAAAGCCATGGGAAGATGATTGCAAAGGGTTAGAGTTGGCAGTTTAGGCGATCAAGTCTCAACAATAGACCCTTCTTGGTTGACAAGATCACCAAACCGGGCTACCCATTGAATATCATAATAAGGAAGCCCCTTAACGTCAACTAACTCTACGCTAGTTAGTTGTATTCTGGGCTGGTTGAATGTCATTATGTTGCCAGCAGTGGTGCCAATCGGCAGGGTCAACGCGCACAACGTAGAATTCTTCCGCAGTGCTGGAATGTCCAGCGTAGAGATTGCAGGCCTTGCAACCCTGCATGATCCGTTAATCGCGTATTTAGTAAAGTTAATATATGGAACACAGCCAAAGTCGTCGATTAGTTCCATCGTGTTTTCTTTCACCCAAGAAAAACTAGTGAAACACAGCGGCACCGCCGTGCCTCCAACGGGCCCCAGGGTGGCGCTGCCTGGGGTTGTGGCGGCGCTGTCAAAAATGGTTGCATCCACCTGCGGCGGATAGGTCACAGGTGCTGGGTTTGCGGCCGTCACCGAGTCCCTATAGAGCGCCATGAATTCAGCAGTTGCCCGGAGTGGACCATTGGCCTCGGCCTCAATGGTCAACTTGTTGCAGCGGGCCCCGGCCCCCGCGTAGCGCACGCCTTCGCAATGGAACCCAACCGAGTAAGTGGTAGCAGGTGAGGGCCACGCTGGGGTGCGGGTAATGCTGGTGGCGCCGACCACCGCCTTGCCCATTCCAGCAGCCAGGGCGATTTTGTCATTGCCCGACGCTGTGCCAGGGGTGCCGCTGCCGGCCCATTCCATGGGCACCGCAAACCGCATCATTCTCATGGTCATTGCTGACGGCTGAGGGGTCCCTGGCCGAACGCCCAGGGTTTCGCGCTCAACCGCCGAGAATTCCTGGATGGTAGGCAGGAAGTCGTAGCAACGCACGACATCCGAACCGGCCAGGGTTTCGAGGGTCCCGCTGACGGCCTCAGGTTTGATCGTGAATAGATTGTCCATCAGTCGGGGGCAGGGTGGGCACTGGGGGTGTGATCAATGGCATTTCCCGCCATTTGTTTTCGTGGGGCTCTCGGTACCATTCACCGCCGCATGATGGCGGCTCGGGTGGCGCCGGGAGTGGCGCTGGCCGGGCTGGTGGCTTCGAACTCATAACCGGTTCATCTTCACGTCAGTTTGATCAGTGGCATAGGTGACAAAAAAAACGCATCTCATCAGAGCGGCTTGGAGGTTTGATTCGTCCGATCGACCCTTTGACT